GAGGTGGAGAAATCCACTTCTTACAGGAACCTGGTGGAAAGTTGAGGTCAATTGCCTCTCCTTTCCGTATTCATCAAGAGGCTCTAAAGCCCTTTGGTGATGAACTCTACTCATTGGTACGATCGCTCCCTTGGGATTGTACTTTCGATCAATCGAAAGCAATCCCCTTCATCCAATCCCATCTGTCAGATGGGGTGGTGCACTCCGTAGATCTGTCTTCAGCGACAGATCACTTTCCACTTGATCTTCAGTTGGCAGCACTTCGTGCTGTCTTCCATAAGTCAAGTTGGAGATCAATTGACCTCTTTGCAGAGATCTCTCGAGGAGTGTGGAAATCCCCCATTGGGGATCTCCGCTGGACGAAAGGGCAACCTCTAGGATTATATCCTAGTTTTGCATCTTTCACCTTAACCCACGGGTTAACCCTTCTCCACCTTAATGGTGGGAAACACGAGAATTCTTTCTTCGTGGTTGGGGATGACGTTGTCATCCTCAAGGATTCCTTAAGGGATAAGTATATCCAGTTCTTGGATGATGTTTCTTGCCCATGGTCAGAGGACAAATCGTTATCCTCTCAGCATCTTGCTGAATTTGCTGGGAAGATCATTTCGACTTCAGGGGTTTATCCCCAGTTGAAATGGAGGAGGATGTCAGATGACAACTTCCTCGACATCTGTCGACTGTTAGGCAAGAAGAGTCGCGGCCTTCTCTCACGAAGGCAAAAGTTAGTGTTTGATAGGGTACAACACCTTGTTGAACCTATCGGCCTCAATTTTTCTTATTCAGGTTCTAACCTGACTAAGATGGTTGAGGACACATGTGACTTTTACCAACCAGAGAAAGCGGTTCTAGGCACCCTTATGGGGCTAGATAGAAAATTCAACCGTCTTGTACGGGAGAATCTTCAGGAAGAATTCGATGCACTTGTGCTTCGAAGTCTTTCCTCCACTTTCGACGAGAAAGTGAAGTCTGTAATGTGTCAAACTGTCTTCTCTCGTTTTTCTTCCTCAAAGAAAATCGGGTTAGAAGCGTTTGAAACACTACCTTCGGCTCTGGGTATTGAATCCAGATTACCGTTCAAGGAGCAGCAGCCAACTAGGTTGACTACCCTCGAAAGGTATGAAAGGATCATCCAGTCACAGGACTAGACGTCTAACTCC